CTCTTATATACAAATTTTTTATTTCTGTTTCTATTTCTGATTTAGATTTATTTAGCCATTTTTCTTCACGTTCTTTTGCTCTTTTTTGCCAATATTGCTCATTATTCATTATCACCTTCACCACCAGCATTTAATATATATTGCTGTGTTTCTAAACTATCTTCATTTTCTTTATTTATAGTTTCCATTTCTTTTTGTGGATCATTTATAAAAGGTAATAAGCTTAATAATTTTGTTTGTGATACAATGCCTGTTAGTGATTTAACTATTTCAGACAGTTCCTTAATATTAGCAGGTATATTATCACTAAAAGTAAGTTCAATATCTCTAAAATCAAAATCATTATCCAACATTGATAAAACCCCAAAAATAAGCTCAATTCTTCTTTGGATTGCCTTTTTGAAAAAACGTTCTTTTCTACTACGTATTTGTTCTAATCCTATAAGTTTATATTTAATAGCCACACCAGAAGCGTTAGAAGCAAAATTAACATCTGTCATATCAGGAACAAAACTGAACTTGTGAATATCTGCATTCAATCTGTTTTTCATATTTTCAATGAATGTATCATTAATAGTTTTTGTTAACCATTCTGCTCCACACTCACCATCTGGGAAAAAAAGCATTTTTAATTTTCTCATCATTTTAGCTTCATTAACATTTTCTTCACCATACCCAAAACCTTTTAATATTAAAAATGCATTTGTAAAATCTTCCATATCATCTAAAGTTAGTGATTGTGTTTTATCATAACCATCAATCAGAGATATTTGTTTTTGAAAATCACCTATAGAATATTTGTTATTTTTATACTCTATAATAGGGACAGAATCGAACATATGATAATTCTCACTTAATAATTCAAATTTATTTCTATCATATTTATATTTTTTACATTTTTCATTATCATACACATCAATATAAGTGATATATGATGTTCCATCCAAACTATATATTCGATAATGACGTATAGCGAATTTTATGTTTTGCCCAACTGTAGCATCAGCTATCAAAATAACTTCTCTAGGATCTAGAGAAGTAAATCTTATATTAGCATCTTCATCAAGATATAATAATTCATACGCACAACCACATATACTTGCAGTTTCAGCTAATTCCATATTGTGAGCTGACTTATATTTAAACATTTCGTTTATCTTTTTTAAAGCATCTTCATTTTCAGACGTATAGCTAATTGGTTTTCCAATAAAAAAACCTGTACTCATATCAGAAACATATGAACAATAATTATTAACCAGTTTATTATTAGGTGCAGAAGGGTCTTCCCTTTTTTTGTGTTTTATTTTACTTTCACCAAAATAATAATCATATAATTTATTTAATTCTTTTATTTCTTTTTCATGTCTACCTAATAATATTCTCAAATCATTATTAGATAGCTCGTTTATATCAGCTTGAATAAAAATATTAATTCCTCCATCCAATCTTTATCCTATAAACCTAACATAGATTTATTAGCTACTTTTAATTTACGTTTAGTAATTAAATCATTTAATGCATAACGAACACTATCTATAGC